TCTATCTCTGCATCAAGCAGGGTCGTCACGTTCTCGATCAGCGTCGTCGCGTCGTCATAGGATGACGGCTGATACGTCGAACAAGCCTGTGCGACGCCGGCTAAAGCGGTCCGGCGAAAGAGCGCAGCGCAGCTCGTTTGCATTGAAGACATCGCACTGCCGATAACAGAGATCGTGAAGTCGTCGCTCGGCGAAAACGATGCCATACCGCTAGCAAGCCGGATCGCGTCGGCGGGATTGGCCGCTGTGGCGAGCACGGCTGTCACGAGCTGCTGCGCGCGCGCAGCGAAGGTGGATGTGTCACTTACATTGGCCGCTGCTGTCTGCAGCGCAGCCCCGGCAGCGACGACGGCCGCCACATTCGCCGTATCGGCCTCGAGCAGCTGCGTGGCGGTCGTGCCGACGGGCGCCGTCTGGTTCGAGCCGGTATAGCCGCTATTGCCGCCTCCAAAAAGAAGTTGCCCGCCAGCGTCGACACGGTATTGATCACTCGCTTGACGTCGTGAATGGCGGCAAGTGCCGTCTGATACCACGAGATGGCAGTGCCGATCGCTGTACGAACGACTGCTGCGCCCTGCTGGATTGCCGATGCCGCGGTGCGCGCAAAATTAAGAAGCGAGCTTCCGGTCACGCCGGAGGCAGCCGAAGCAACCGCGCTTTGCGTCGACGTCGTGACGTTCGGATAGATCCGCGCGCCGCCGCGCATGAAGCGGAATCGCACCATGATCACACGGCCATGACCGACGCTTTCGCTGCATTCTGAATCGAGACAGCTGACGTTCTGGATGGATCCGAATGTCGGGTGCACAAGTGTCTGCGGGCCAGCGGTTTCGCACGCGGCGATCAAGCGATCGCGTTGCCCAATGACCGGGCCGCCGCCGTACACGAGACTGTTTTCGATCAGAAAACCCGTGATCTCGAAGCTTCTCGCGAGCTTTCCCATCGGCTCGATCCAGACATCATCGCGATACGGGTACCGATGCACAGCATTGCGGCCGCCGAACTTCGTGCGATTGTCCAGAACCGCGAACGGCACGCCGCCGAATGACGCTTGCCGAAGCGAGCCCCACCAGGTGTTCGCGCCGGGCCCTGTCAGGATCGATGCAAGTGAGCTTGCGGCCGAAGCCACGCCACCGACGCTTCCGGCAAACGTCACCAGACTGTTTGCGCTCATATTGCAGGTTCCATCAGTGAGGAAGTGCCGATATTGGTGCTCGCGGTCGTGGCGCCCTTCGTTTTGACCGTTGCCTTGGTTCCCGGCGGCGCATTGTGCAGGTCGACCTGCACATGGACCTTCCCGTTGACCGCCTGATCAATCTTGGCCGCGTCATCCCCGCGGTACTGCGCTTCGCCATATGCATCGGCCGGGCGTTCGTAGAGGCGCGACACAACTGCGCCGGCATCGGCCGCGTTGGTCGCCTGCGCGAGCGCGTTCCCGGCCTTCTGTTCGCCGCCCTGTCTCAGCTCGTAGTCGACGAACTGCAACTGCTGGTCGAGCGTCGACTTGCGGATGTCGATGCCGAAGCGCTTTTTGAACGCTTCCTGACGGTCCTTATGCCACTGGCCGAGGCCGAATGCTTCGCCGTTGTCTCCGACGGCATTCGGGTTGAACTTGCTCTCCGCATACAGGTTCGACGCGATGCCCGCCGCCTGGGCTCCCGTCCATCCCATCGCCTTGAACTTGTCGACAATGCCGGCCGTCGCCTGATTTCCCGCGGCGCTCCCGCGAAACAAGTTGGCGGCCCACCTGTAGGCGCGCCCGCCGAGACCACCGTCTTTCGGCCCCTGGACGTCAGGAGTGACTATCCCGCCGGCGACGGCATCCGCGACGTACTGGTCATGATTCGGGCCCGCAGGAATTGCCCTATCGAAAGCCTTTTGCCGAGCCGATTCAGCGATGTAACTAGCGGCTCCGAGCGCTACCACGCCGCCCGGCGCCGTCGTTGCCGCGATCGTACCGAGCAGGGTGACGAGGCGCGCCGCCTGGCCGATCAGCGTTGCGATGCTTGCGAGCGGCCCAGCGAACGTAAGCGCCGCCAGTCCGATGGCGATTGTCTGGAAACCGCCGAGACTATCGACCACCGTTCCGATGCTGGAAGCAGTCTTATCCCAATCGATACCACCGATCCACGCCACGATTTTCGGCCCGTATTCATCGGCGATCGGCTGCAGATGATCGGCGAGCTTTGTGAGCGCCGGCGCAAGAGACGAACCGATCGAGTTCTTCAGCTTGCCCACCGAAGCATCGAGGGCCACCATACTTTCGTTGAACTTCTGCCCCTGCGCGATCGCCTCCGGCGACATCACAGCGTTGAGCTTGTCGTATTTCTCGACGTACGCATCGATCGCCGCGCCGCCCTTCGAAAGCAAGGGCGCCAGATTACCTACGCCGAAGATTTCGAGGAACTTCGAGCGCGCCTGTGCGTTTGTGATCTTCGACGCGGCGTTCGAGATATCGTGCAGCGCGCGCACCGTATCGACCGAACCATCCTTCAGCCGATGGATTCCGATGTTCTTGCTGCTTAGCACGCCGGCCGTGAACGTATCGCGCCCGGCTGCCGCGTCTTCGAATGCCGACCCGATAGACTTCAGGCCGCTCGTCATGTCCTCGTTTGACAGACCGGCGAGCCGCGCGGCGCCGCGGTATTTCTGAAGATCACCCGTCGAGATGCCGATGACGTTCGATGTGTTGGCGATTTCCGTCGCCGCGCGTCCCCAGCTGTGGGCAAACGCCGCGATGCCAGCGACCGTGCCGGCGCCGGCGATCGCCGCGAGCGGTGGTGCAATCGACGCGATCTTGCGTGCGGCGTCACTGGCATAGCCGCCGACCTTGCCGAGTCCCTTGCCGAGCTGGTCGAGGCCGGTCTCTTTCGAGAACGCCGCAACCGACGCCTTGACGTCGCTGATGGGCTTCGTGATCTTCGCGACCGACTGGTTGACCTTCTGCGCAACGGCCGTTGCTCGGTCGACCGCGCTGATCGTGATCGTGAATACATTTGCCATCAGGTTGCCCCAGATTCCTGCAAGCGCTTAGCGTTCTCAAACCAGTACTGGAAGCGACTGAGCGGCATGCGCCCCGCGACGTCGGGCCCCCACTTCCAGAAGTACGTCAGGTCGGCGACGCTTCGGCCGAGTTCTCCTCGGACTGCGGGGGCGTCCAGGAAAAACCCGACAGGTACGCGGTCGCCTCCTCGTAGTCGGTCTTGCCGATCTTGCGAACGACGGCGAGCGGAACGCCGGCGACCATTGAGATGAGCGCGGCGTTCGATGCGTAGCCAGACCCCTCGGTCTGGACGCTTCGGTCGAGTTCGTCGACCGTGGGCTCGCGCAGCTCGAGCGTGTCATACGTGACGGTGTCGCCTTTCAGCGTGATCGGCCTGCGCAGCCGAAGCAGTTTCTGTTCAGGTTGAGGCATCGTTTAACTCGTGGTGGTTTCGGACACGCATTCGTCCGGACCTTCCAGACGAACGTCGAACTTTGCTTCCGTGGAATCGACTTCCTGCTCTTCGACGGTCCACATGTCACGGCCGATGATCGTCTTGCCGTTGGCGAGACTGGCCATCACGGTGACATCAGTCATGTTGGCGATGTCCGCGACGGTCAAGCCGCCCCAGTCGCGCAGGTTGAATGAGATATAAGGCGCCGAGATCTCTTCCTTGAAGCCATGGACTCGGTCCATGCCGCCGAGAGTCGAGCGTTTCTTGCTGGCCGGCTTGTACTTGAAATCGCCCGTGATCATGTAGGTCGTACCGTCGATCGAGAGCGAAGCGGTACCGGCGAGCAACCCAGTGGGAGAAGGCATTGCTGGTCTCCAGAAAAGAAGAAAGCCGCCTTGCGGCGGCCGGAGTTGCAGTCGGAACCGGAATCAGCTCGGCACGATGTTCGAGAATTGCATCAACAGTGCGAGGACGCGCAACTGGTCGATGAGGATCGCCGGATACAGCACATCGACGCGGTTCGGATTCTGCGAGTTCTGCTGGACGATAAGGCCCTGTGCGAACACGGTGCTGCCCTGGACAAAGCCGTTCTCCTCGAGCTTCTGGTACCGGGCAATGAGGTCGGCCTTGATCATGCTCGGCGTAACCACATTCGTGCCCGGCACGACGCGCGTACCGTCTGCAGCCAGTTTCTTGCGGGCGTACTTCGTCGTGATGACCGATTTCAGATCTCGCAGCACAAACGTCAACGTGTTCATCGTCTCGACTTCGAGATAGCTGTCGTCCGCGTCACCGAAACTGTTCTTCTGGTACGTGGTGATCAGGTTCTCGATCGAGACGGTGCCGTCGTCCCCTACCGCGAACGTCGAAATACCATCGAACAGCAGCGTGTTCCGGTCGGTCAGCGCAAAGCGCAACGGCAGCGGCGGCGGCTGCATGGTGGCGAGCGTCACCGTCTGTAGCGGCTGCGCCGGATCGGCTCGCGCCGAAATCGCAACGGCGGCCGTGATGTCGGCCGCAATCACCCAGCTCGGCGTCGGCGAGCCGTTGAAGCCCATGACCGACACATGTTCGTCGTTGCGCGTGACACCGAAGGTCGTGAGCGTGCCGAGCGTGCCGCGATAGGCGCAATATGCGCCACCATAGAGCTGCTCGCTCCAGCTCCAGCGACCCGTCTGCGTGCTCAGGAAAGACTTGATCGCATTGAGCGACGTGGCGTCCGTGTACGGGAACGCGATGAAATCGAATTCCTTGTCGCCGAGGTTTGCGAGCGCGGCGCTCAGCGTGGACGGATTGGTCGCGCCCGATGCCATTGCAGTGATCGTCACCGCCAGGCCCGTCGGCGTCGCCTCGCCGGCGGCCGTGCCGCCGTAGTTCAGCTGAAGGTCGATGTCGTTGCCGGCGAGACCCTTGTTCTTCGCAGTCAGATTGGCCTTGGTCGCAGTCGTGCCGTCGACCGCGGCCGTCACCGGCAGATCGGGCAGCGTGCCGATCTGCGCGACGAGCGCCGTTGCGATTTGCGCCGCCGTCATGGTCGGCGTCACCACCAACGAAACGAGCTGGCCTGCGATATAGAGCGACAGGACGCCGGTCACCGTCGGCACGCTGGTGAAGTTCAGACTGCCAATCGCGGCAACAGACGCCGCATCGTCGGCAAGAGGCAGATACCAGAGTTCGCCGAACGTGTCCCGCTTACGATAAGCCGCGGACATGAGTGCCAGCATCGATCCTTGGCCACCAACCGATTTAGCGTCGGAGACGCCCTGGCAAATTTGCGGCGTATTGGGCGTGCCGGTCCCGCTCGCGAGGATCTGACCGATGATCAGTGCGCGCTGGGTCTGCTGACCAGTATTCGCATTGCTCGGGTCGATATCCGCGTAGAAGAGCGGAACGCGTAGGTTCTGCGGGATATTCGGGAAAGAGATGTCGCCCATTTAGTTGGCTCCCGTTGCATCGTCTTTGAGGACATCCGTAACAGTCACGGGTGCGCTCTTGCTGGTTGCTATGGCCGGCGCTTCCGACGTCACCACCACAGCGTCGCCGTCGCGGATCCGGCGCACCCAATAAAGGTCGTGATCTCCCACCTGCATGCCATCAGCGGGCACGACCGTGGTCTTCACGCCCTCGACCGGCGCGGCCGACAGGAGCTGCTTCGTGACCGGGTCGCGCAAAAGCAAGCCCGGTGCGGGTTTCACAAACATGGTGTTTCCTTTACTGGGGAAGGTTGATGGTCAGTCCCGGCTCGGTCGTGCCGTTCGGTTCCTTAACCGTTAGGTCAATGCCCTGCAGCGGCACCGCCGGCGGCTGGTAGAAATCGTGCGGTCCCTGCACGAACTCGAGGCCGAGATCGAGAACCATCTGGCCAATGGGGTTCGCGCCCTCACCGGACGGCTGAATCGACGACCGGAACCACGGGTATTGCTGAAGCAGCGACATCAGCGGCGGGTAATTCACGAGCGCAGCCTTGATCTGCTCACGCAACGTCTCGAGCTGCTCTTCCACGATCACCGCTGCCTGATCGTCTGTCCTCGCTGGCGCCTGCGCGCGCGCAGTGATGCGCAAGGTCGTCGTCACCGTGAACGCCGGCGGACCGTGCGGCCCCCAGGACTGGCCATCCTCATCCGGCGTCTGCACGAGCAGCATCGGATAGTTCCCGTCCCAGGTTGCCCACGTGCGAGGCGAATAGACATTCGGTCCCGCGTCCGTCGCATTCAGTGCAAGAAGACCCTGCACGGCCAGCTCGCGCAGATCACGTGACGTCGTCATTGCGCACCCAGATCGAGATATACCCAGTCCAGCCCGTCGAACGCAGCATCCTTGACCACATAGGTTGCGGTCCCCACCTGCACGGTGTCGCTCTGCCGTGGCGTCGATGGCAACTGCGAGACCTGCAGGCCAAGGGTCGCCACGGTGATGTTCGCGTCCGGCGTACCGTTCTCGTCGAACGTGTGGTCGGTGATGAGCGTGAAGATGCCGAGCACCGGCGTGCCGACGCCCGGCTGCAGGAAATACACGAGCGGAACCTGATCGCCGAGCGCGGAGCTGATCGCCGCGTTCAGCGTTCCGTCGAAGTCGATCACGTCAGGATTCCAGGCGACCGCTTTGCAGCATTTCCGGGCGGGTGCAAATGTGCAGCGGGTAGCTATAGCCCTCGACCTTCCACCACGCATTGCGGTCACGGTCCATGATCGGGATCATGTACATCGGCTTGCCCGGTGTATTGACCCATTCGAACGACTCGCCCGGAGCCAGCGCGCGCTTGAACACGCCCGGCGCGCCGACCGGAAAGAACTTGACCTTGTCGTCGGGAATCTTGATCGTGGTGTTGTCGTCCGACCCGCGGTAGTTCATCCAGTAGATACCCGCGAACTTGAACGTATCGAATGCGGCGCCCTGGCTGTCGTCCCGCAGATCTGCAGCGGCCGACCAGTTCAGGAACGTGCGGATCACATCCGGGTGATTCACGAAATCATCGTAGAACTGGTCGCCGCACATCGCATACACCTTCGTGGTCGGCAACCATGCTCCCTGCGCCTTGCGCATCATCGCGCGTCGGATACCGTTGCAAATCGGGCGCAGGCTGTTGGGCGTGCCCGCGGCGAGATCGAAAGGCACCTCAGCCGCCGGCGTGATGCCGAACTCGTCGTAGAAGTTGTAGATCACCGAGCCGTTCGCATCGAGCAGCTGGCCCTGGACAGCGGCAAGCCGGTGGAATTCCCACGTGTACTCGATGTTGCGCAAGATGCCTGTCGGGCCGCTAACCCGACGAGCGAGTTCAGCCTGCAGTTGCATGAGTTCGGATTCCGTACCGAACGCGCGGATATCCTGAATCTCGTTCGCGTAGATCGTGTCGTCGTGCATCAGACGCGGCACCTTGAAGTAACGCGCCGCGCGTTGCTCGGTCGTACGTTGCGTGCCTTCCGCACCGCGCGGTGACGTCGGGATCAGGATCAGCTGACCTTGACGCTGCTCGACCGCGAGCACGGTATTGCGGATCGGCTCATCTTCGAAGATATCGAGATCGCCAAGCCCCACAGGCTGGTACGGATATTTGTCGACCGCAGCGGTGAGCTGGATGGTCGAGAAGGCATCCTGATGGAATACGTCCAAACTGGCCATTATCGGCTCCAGAAATAATAATGGCCGCGAACGCGACCAAGTGACAAGCGACGGAATTGAATGCGTCGGTTTAGCGGGTGATGATCCCGAGTGTGGCGAGTTGGCCCTTGGCGGCGTTCATCTGTGCCGTCGTGATGCCCGTCGGCCAGATGAGCTCGCTACCATTCACTTCGGCATCGCGAACCACCGCAAGCCCGGGCACATCGGCCAGCGTGGCGTCGTATGTGCCGAATCCGATGCCAGCTGCGATCTGCGTGCCGTCGGTCGCCGTGGGATTCAGCGGCACCAGCGACGCGGAGAGCAGCGACACCGTGACATCGAATTCGTCGCCAACGACGAAGTCCGTTGCACCGTCGGCGATCGCGAACTTGATACCGTCGGAAAACGTCTGGCCGACGACGACGTCGCCGATGACATCGCCGGTCGGATCGAACACTCGGAACGTACCGCTGTTCGCCGCAGCCGCCGTACAGCGCACCACGTAGATGCCCGCTTGGGCGTTCGGCAGCACCGGAGTCGTGGCGTCGAGCGTGAAAACGCCATTGCCCGTATTGCCAGCCTTCGCAGCCGCGGCAGCCGTACCGGCCGCCTTCTTCGCAACCACTTCGCCCGGAAGATGTTTCACTGCGCCACTGAACGTCATCGGGTCGCGCGAGCGGTGGCCACGTGCTTCGGACACGAGAAAGCCACCGTCGTGCCGGTTTTCAATGAGAGGGGTCTGAGCCATGATCGAATTCCAGAGTTAGGGAGAGGAATGCGCGGCGATGCTTAGCGACGCCGCTTCGCACCAGCCTTCTGGAACGCAAGGTCCCAACTGGCTGCGATCGACTGCTCGCTGCTCACGCTGCGATCGCTGTCGATGCCGAGGTTCGGGTTCTGACGACGTCCGCGACTGCCTTCCGGCGCCGGCGCGCCATCGAGCACCTCGATCGCCTCGCTGCGCGTCATGGACGTCGTGAATGCCAACTTGCAGGCAAGAACTGGATTGCGGCCTGCGCCCTTGCAGGTGAAGATCGCCGCGCAGCGGGCCCGCTCGCGACGACGTGCGCGAGCAGACGCGCTTTTGCCGCGCATCTCCTCTTCATCGTCGTCATCGTCCTCGGCGCGCTCGTCGTCATCGTCGTCAGCGGCACGCTTGCTCTTCCTGCCTTTGCCACTGTCGTCGTCATCGTCGTTGTCGTCGGACGCGCGCTTGCTGCGTTTGCCCTTGCCGTCGTCGTCATCGTCGTCATCGTCCGGATCACCGCCAGCGGCGCGCTGCCCGCTCTTGCTGTCACCGTTTTCGCGATCCTGCTCCTGATCGTCGTCGGACGCGCTCTTGCCCTTCTTGCCCTTGCCAGCGTCGTCGTCATCGTCCCGACGGTCGTCGGAAGCCCGGGAACCACGGCCGAGATGGGCGAAGCTCAACCCACCTCGTGACATGAGGTTGCGTAACGTATTGCTCATTGGATTTACCCTGATGGTGGGATGAATCAGCCCAGCTCGTCGAGCAGGGAAGCGA